TAATAATAATACAAATTTGATTATCTTTGCAATGCCAATCACATAAAACAAAAATGCGAGTAGACGCAGCAAGGGTTTTTGCCCCCGGCTGTGCGTCTGCTCGCATTTTGTTAGTATGTGATTGGCGTCTTTACTAACAGGCTGGGGGCTTTTTTATAGCCTTTCCCCCACAGGCTTATATTCAATTTTGACAAATCACTGAAAATCCGTATATTTGCGCTTATAATAGTGCTTTCTTATGCGGAATCCTGAAATGACCAAAATACGTGACCGGAAGATGGTAGAAACGTTCTATCATCTCTATGATAAAAAGCGCATCCGTTTGGAGGATGTTCTTTTGCGTATGAGTCATGACCTGTTCTTTCTTGATCAGAACTACATCTACAAACGGATTTTTTATATATCGGAGAATTTATCATATTACGAACAATTAAAAGAGGGCAAAAAGCCCGATTCAAAAAAGAACGATACAAATCAACTTAGTCTTGGTTTTTAACCGTTGCATCATAGATGATACAGCGGTTCTTCGTCTTCCGTTTTCTCCGGTAAGTCCCCATTGCTAATTTTCATTTCACGGTCTTTCATGTCGGCATGGCTTGCAAGTTCCATTGTGGTGTAATCCATGATTTCACATTCAAAGCTGATCCGGTACAGGTTTCCCGCACCCCCCGACTCTTCCCGTCCGACATGGGTACGTCGGAGCGTGCCGAAGTTCTTTCCCGATTTTCCGTGTAACATCATCCCCAGCAATGTCAACAGGTCAAGAAAGGACAACGCCTCTTCCTGCATAGCCGCACCTTCGTAGGTATCGGAAAAAGTTTCGTAAAACAGCCGGAAATCAATCTGCGTGTGAAGCCGCTGAACGAGTAACCCTTCATCCTCAATACCCAGCGTATTAAATTCAATGAATACAGCCGGGGACGAAAAGGGATGTTCTTCATCGAGAAAACTAACCTGTTCATGCCACATGTCTATATGTTCAATCCCCGGTGTATTTTCCATCCGTTCCCTTAGCTCGGAATACTCATCCGGGATAGATGCGAGGAACTCATCTTTGCTCCGTATTATTTCAACCAGTTCTTTGTAGCAGTCTGTCCAAATCATAACTATATAGATTAAATATTCGAGAATCGTTTGTCAATCTCCGATGCGATCCATGTATCGAGTTGCTTCATAAACGTAGCGGACTCACCCATATACTGACGTTTGGGGATTCTTATCCTGCTGCCTACTTTTTTAAGTGCCATACTTTTGTAAAAAGAAGCCATTGTAGACAGCCGCTCATTGGCTTTATTTTGCCGTAATTCGCCATTTTTCCTCTTTTGCATTGATCCGGTCGACTTCATGTACAAATACCAAAAATAACGTTTCATTCGCTCCGTTACGACAATGTACCCGCCTTCATTGTGGATCTTGGCATAAGCCAGCGGATCGGTCTGATAAATGATACGGTCTATTCCACGGCTGACCGCATGTATGCTGTCACGGAGCTTCCCGCTTTGTATCAATACGCCACGATCCGAACCGATTGCGAGTGACCTTTTAGCCCACGGTGTCAGTGATGTATCAAGAAACCCCTGCCTGCGAAAATTCTGCTTGAAGAAGTTCACACCCGCAACTTTCGCGTAGCGGTGCGCATCTTCTACCAGTGTGGATAATTCTTTAAAAAAATCAGGTAATTCAGTTCTTTCCATTTGCATTTCAAAATAAAATTGTATATTTGCAATGTTCGCGGCTGTAACAGGTCAAGAGCTCCCTTCAGGAGTGGTAGTTTCGGCTACTGCTCCTGAAGTTCTTTAAGAAGGTCGGTTGCTTTTCCGTCCACCACGTCTTGCCATGACACTTTCACGGCTTTTCTCTTATAAATGAACACCATCCGCTGCCCGGCATACTTTTCGCCATACAGTTTGTATATGCCGTTCAGTTTGTTTTTCAGCATTTCCGGTTCGACAGTGTCAAAAGCGCTCAAATTGAATACAGTATATTCGCACTGCTGTTTTTTCGAACTGTCAAGCCCGTGTTTTATACCGCCCAGCCCCTGAATATTTTTCAGGTCTGCCAGCTTTTCGTCAATCAAATATTCCGGGTTCTTTACCCCGTCCTCGTTGATGTGCGGGCGGATTTTTACTTTCATCTTCAGTTCCTTTGAAATTACCCGTGCGCTTTCCACATTCTTTGCCAAGTCTTTCGGATCAGCAAAGTCGCTGATCATCACTTTCGATTCCGGATCACGATGATAAGGGGCGTATATTTTATTCCGCTCCGTCTCTTTCCTGATTTTTATCAGGTCATTGTCCGGCATTGAAAAATAAGGATGTGCAACCGTGAATATCTCACCGGATTGACCTACGTTATTCGCAAAAGCATCCGGTATCGTCACAATAGGCGTAGCAGGTGTTTCCGGTTCGTCCGTTTGTTCGACATAACACCTGCACCGATATCCGTTGGGCGGGTAGTTCTGCAGCCAAAACGGATCGTTAATAGGTTTTACGACACCATCCAGTATCCTATGTGATTCTCTTACCCGTTCATCCCCGGCAGTCACATACTTCAGGTTAGGCATTATATCCGCATTCTCCTTGAATTCCTGCCATTCACTGGCGCGTCTGCCGCTTGTTTCTGCCGTTTCAAATTCCGTGCGAAGGTAATTTTCATTATAGTCTTTATGAATTGCCATTACTTTTTCCCGGAAGTCCTCATAAGAAAGTTTTTTCCCCTTATCATCATAAAGGGCATCATTCATCTCCTTAATTTCCTGATACGTCTTCGCTCCGGAGAACTTGAACAAGTTGTCACGTATCCGTTGAGGTTCTTCCGCCTGTTCCGGATCATTATAGTCGTCTTCTCCCCATCCTTCAGCCGCCTTCTTATTCAGTTCCTCGTATGTCTTTCTGAATAATTCCCCGTCAATATTCCCTGTCTTAACTTTACGTTCGTAAACCTGTTTCATCACTCTTCCGATGATACTGCTGAAATCATACTCCCCGGCTTCCATGACAGGCGACGTTACCGTTTCATCGTCCGGTTCGGTCTTTTTTTTTTGAGGGTCTGTTTGGGGCTGATTCGGCAATGTTCCTCCCTGCTGCTCACCACCGGGATTTTTCTTTTGACCAATGATCGGCAAACCTGTTTTTTTAGCAACTTCTTCATGGTCAAACTCAAAGGTATAAGCCAGCTTGTTGATTGCTTCGATGTATTCCGTGATAGACAAACTTTCCGTGTCGTCCCACTTCAGTTTCAGCCTTTCAAGCGGTTTGTATACCGGGCTGATCTTTACCAGTTTGGGAATGATAATGTAATTGAAATAAAACTGGAACAACATTTTATCATATTCGTGCCGCGATTTTTCAACACGTTCATGTACTTCTGCCGTACCTTCCCACGCACCGTTTTCAGTTGTTCCCGTCTGACCCAGCAAACGTTTACTGATCTGGTTGTCACATCGTTCCTCTAACGGTAAAAAAGCATTGGTTGTATTTCCCCCGGCTTCTTTCCCATACTCGACCGTTTCGTTTCCTTGCAGCACAGCAAAGAAATTATTCCTGAAGTCCGTCATCATTTCGAATAATTCGTCCATCCGCTTTTTATCCATTCTGTCTGAAGTAACAAAGACGGGCGGAACACCATATTTTTCGATATAATTCATCCATGCCCCCAATCCTAATTTCTTGGCAAGAATGATGACCGCCAGTTCGTTGAGCATCCCCAGCGACCACGGATTCCCGAATTGTACATAGTACGGTTCAAGCGCACCGTCTTTGTACGACCATCCAGTCTGGTCTGATTCCTCCCTGATGATGATTTGTTGTTGTGGAATGTAATTTGACATGGGAATTTCTTCGACATGGCTAATTTCCAAATTATCATCAAGGTGGGAAAGATCGGCAAGCGATACCCCCTGTAACTGATGCAGAAAACAGATTCTGATAAGCTGGTGAAACCATGGACGATCCAGTAATTTTTTTGCTTCCTCATCTTCATTGTCATTATCATCCACAAGGTTATATTTTGCCTGTTGCACAGGTAAGACGCGATTGTCAATGGTCGTCTGCAAATGTTCATCGTTATATAACGACTGAAAAAAGCGGTATAATAAACCACGCCTGGGATCATCCGGATCGGTAGCTGCGGTCACTGACATGATCCAGTCGTCAATGGTCTTTTCCCGATAAACAACAGCCTGCCTTTTATACATTGTTCCTGACGTTGGCAACCCACTGCTGTCCATTCGATAATAATACTCATTGAGTATATTCTTCAGGCTCATCCGACGAATAGCCTTCTGTTGAAACCAGTTGAATATTTCTCTTAACTTCTTGTACATAACATACCTTTTAAAAGCGGTTTAAAAACTATTTAAAGAAACCATCCACCATTGCGCGTGTGCCCGTATAATATGGGATATTGCACGTTCCCGTCTTCATCCGTTACCGGGGGAATATCCTGTGGCAAAGTCATGATCCCGTCGCGCAGTTTGACAAGTATGCCGTCCGCCCAATCGTTCAAGCCCGACAAGGAATCCGGAACTTTACGGGTTGCATTCCGGCTGACAGCACGACAGGCTGTGATACATGCGACCACACGTACCAACAACCCTGTCCGGATCGGAGGATCACCAAATATTTTCCCCACGTCGTAACGACCACCGATATAGGCGCACACTTCACTTATGACAAGGTCTTCAATCCCTGCCAGTATCTCTTCTTCTTTCTCTATACTTTCGATCAGCAACCGATTCTGTATGATGGTTGTCAAATCATCCATGTTGATGTACTTCATAGTTACCAAGTGTATTTACGTTTATATCTTCCCGCTTTCCACGGTCGTGACGCGGGTTCATCCTCTGATTGTGGGGGATCAGTGTATATTTCAAGTTTCTTCACCGCCTGTTCATCGGCATCCGGACTGTCGTCATGTTCTGTCATACCCGGTTCAACCGCATACAATTGCTTTAAGCCGACAGCTATGTCAGGGTTTGACTTTAGCAGTTCATTGACATACATACGACCGTTCTGATAATACGGGTGCATGGAAAGCATACGAAGCAACTTGGTCATCGTTTTGGGAGTTTGTATTGGAACCAAATTAAGCTCCACCCCCGTTTCCGCTTCAGCTTCCTCAATGTTCCGTTTAACTTCATCATTCCAGAATTGACTCTCATATTGCCAAAAACAGATAATGCCCTTTGCCCTGAATTCAGCCTGCTTCATGCACATCCATTGTACGCAGAGTTTCATCTTTGACTGCTTTACGAATCCGTCTATCAGCCAAAAATCATTTTTATGGCGTCCCCAAATCTTACATGCGTTAAAGTCACTTGTATCTGTCCCGGCATACGCAATGTCCCAATGTGCCACGATCGCATTCATCGTGTGAAGGTCAGGGAGCTTTCCCCACTTCACCATTTCGGGCTTGAATATTTTACCCTTGACAAGCGGTACGTGGTTATATTCCGCATGTGCCGCGAGAATGCCCATGTCTTTTTCCTGCTGACGATAGAACTGGGCGGAATACATCGATTTCCACGCTGGTTCATACGTTACCGGATCATAAGCCTTCACCAGATGCCAGTCCCAGTCGGGATGCCGTTGTTTGAGAATCGTCTGTACCATCCGGGATGCAAAACGGTTGTTAGCACCTATCAGACGTCTGCGCTTTCCCGTCATGGTTGCCAGCACGTCCGCTTCGATCCAGTCCGCATAATCATCCTGCATCCGGTTGTTTTTGATGGTCTGCGGTGTCTCCAAGTCGTCAATTATCCACAGGTCAGGACGATGTGCGCCTTTACGAAGCCCGCGAACCTTCTGCTTCGCACCGAACGCCTTGCAAATAAAGCCGTTCATCGTTACGAAGTTTCCCTTTTCCCAATATCCCGGATTATACTGCTCGCCAAAGTCGTGTTTCAAAAGTTCGTTTGCCTCGAATTCCGCACGTAAATCTTCCAGCAGGTCACAAGCGCGGTCAAATGTGTCGGAAACGATACACATATAATGCGTCTCACCGTTAATCCATAACCATAGGGGAATGATCACATCGTTCCATACCGATTTTGCAAGTCCGCGTCCCCATTCGGCATATCCTTTATAAATTGGATCGTTCATCACCCTATTGGCATGAGCGATCTGAAAGTCCGCACAGTCTGCGGTCGCATAATGGGGAAGATAGGTTTCGACAAGATACTTGACATCCCGCTTCGCACGCTGTATGCGGTTCATCCGAACTGTCAGCGATTCGTCCGGATCAATCAGGTTGCCCGTGCACCGCGCACGTTTTAACTTCTCCTGATACTCCTTGAGGGCTTTGCTATCTTCGACTTTCATTATCCCAACATTTTTGCGGCTTCATAAAGGTGGTTCTCCTGAAAGTCCAGTGTTTTAAAATAAAGGTCTGCATCGTACACCTTCATCGCATCGAATATCCGGCTCATGACATCAATGTAAATAGCGAGCGTAATCCGGTTCTTTTTGTCCACCTCTTTGAGCTGGTTTCCCCATTGCGCCACACTGTTGTCAAGCGTAGCCGCCTGTTTCCGTAGTTCGAGCACCTTGTCGCTGTCACCTTCCGCAATGGCTTCGTCAATCATGCGCAGCAGCTCCAGTTTTTGGTCTGCAAGAATGTTGATAATCTGTTTCAGGTTGTCACCCTGCTTTTGCGATGAAATAACAGATGCCTGACGCTCTTTTTTCCAAAGTGCGTCATTCTCATTAATCCAGCTTGAAACAGACCTTTCCGACACGTTTATTCGTGTGGAAATCTCCTTGCACGTCATTCCTTCACGTACATAAAGGTCGTGCGCTTCCTTCTTCAATTTACGGTAGTATTCTTTGCTTGGCATATCGCTTCCTTTCGTTTACGCAGCAAAGGTCATATTTCATCATCACCTGTGGAAAACGGCTTTTCATGTTGGAACGTATTCTTTCCAAGTTGGAAAAAATACGTCCTTGTTAACACTGTTTTTTTTCCAAGATGAAAACGCTTTTTCCGTACCCGCCTTTCCTTTTCCAATTTTGCAGTATGAAATTTTAAATATCGCGAAAATGAATCTGACTGCAACAGCGGAAAACGGACGTGCCCGGATTGAACTCAAAGGCACAATATCAAAATGGAGGGAGACGGAAGCGGAATTCACTTCCAAAATTGAGCAACTGATAAGATCAGGAATCAAGGATGTGCATATCTATATCAACTCTCCCGGTGGCGAATGCTTCGAAGCCAACGAGATCGTGAACGTGATCAAGAAGTTTCCCGGCAAAATTACGGGTGAAGGCGGTGCGCTGGTAGCCAGTGCGGCAACCTACATCGCTATCAATTGCACATCGTTCTCCATGCCTGCCAACGGACTTTTCATGATCCATCAGGTCAGCGGAGGGGCATGCGGGAGAGTCGCTGATATTGAATCGGCTTTGGAGGTCATGCGCAAACTGAATGAGCACTATCTGAATGCCTTCCTGTCAAAGTGCACGGACAAGAAGAAAATCCGGGACGCCTGGGAGAAGGGCGACTACTGGATGAGCGCGCAGGAAGCGAAGGAAAACGGCTTTGTGACGGAAGTTACAGGCAAGGCAAAAGTCGATAAGGCTATGGCACAAATGATTACCAACTGCGGTTACACAGGTGAAATTGAGATTACTGACTCTATTAATAACGAAAAATCAAAAAATGACATGGATTTAACAATGTTGACTACCCGCTTCGGAATGGACGCAAGTACCACGGAAGCACAATTCATCGCACAGGTAGACGTGTGGAAGCGTAAGGCAGACCGCGTCGACATGCTCGAAAGACAGGAGGAGGCACGCAAGGAACAGGAAATCGAAAACATCCTGAACAGTGCGATCAAGGAAAAAAGAATCACAGCCGACGTTCGTGACGACTGGAAGGCGAACCTGACCAGCAATTTCGATACCGCAAAGAAGCTGCTCGACGCTATCAAGCCTGTGGAAATGCCGGAAGTTCATGCTCCCAGTCTGACGGATACCACAAACAAAAAGTTCGAAGACCTTCAAAACGATCCGGAGGCTTTGAAAAATATCATGGAGAAGAATCCGGCTGAATACGAACGTCTTTTGAATGACTACATAAAGCGTAACGGAAAATAAAATACTAACCATTTAAAAAAAAGAATATGGCACAACCAGTAGACGGTCTTTATTTGAACAAGTACGTCGATCCCCAACTGTTGATCGAACGTCGCAATTACAGGGCGGACTTCATGCAGGTCTTAGGCTCTGTTCCTGCCGGAGCTTTGGCTGCGGACGGTGTACGCAGAAACAAACTGATTAACAATGTCGGTTTTCGCGTAAACAACACGGAAGATTTCGAGCCGAAGCAAATGACCGGAAAGAATTATATCGTACCGTGGGAAATCTACGATACGGAACCCAGTTCCTGTACGGATGACGAAATCCGTTATCTCGCTTTTGACAAGCGCGCTGCTATCCGTGTGAAGCACAATGAAGCCTTTCAGGTCGGTATCCGCAACCATGTGCTGCACAAACTGGCTCCGGAGGATGATTCAAACGAAGAAATGCCTGTTATCCGGACAACGGGTGAGAAAGATATTAATGGTCGTTTGAGACTGTCTTATAAGGATCTGGTCGATTTTGCAACGCTCGCAAAGACGTGGAACCTTCCCGTTACCGATGCCCTGTACATGGTGCTTTCCCCCCTGCACATGGGTGACTTGTTGCTGGATAAGGATGCGTCCAAGTACTTCTATGACCGTACTTTCTACCTTGATCCGGCAACCGGAAAACCGAAAGGCTTCATGGGTATCAAGTTCTTTGAGAATAACGACTGCCCGTTCTATAATGCGGAAACAGCCAAGAAGGTGGCGGAAGGCACAAAACCGTCTGCCGAAACGGACTTTCAGGCAAGCACGTTCTTCTATGCTCCGAATACGTATTACCACATCGAATCCGTGAAATCCCTGTATCGTCCGGAAACGACCGATACACGCAGCAAGAGTCCTACATCCGAATATCGTACCCAAACCTACGGTATTGTAGACCGTATTGAAGATTTCGGTGTTGGTGCAATTTTATCAGGTAAATCCGTATAACGAATTATTTTATGGGAAATTTTACAGGAGTAATCATCAACAAAGTTAATGGCGGGCTGGTACGGGATACCGATACCAGTGACCGCATCATCTTGCTCGTGGTCGGTGGATCGGAGATCGGAAAACTTGAATATTACAAGCCGGAAAACCTCAACGACATTACCGATTTGGAAGCACTTGGTTGGGATGATACCATTGATCTTGAAAACAAGGAACTGGTGCATTACCATACCAGCGAAGTCTTCCGCCTGTCTCCGGAACGTTCGCTGTATCTTATGCTGGTTCCGAAGTCTGAAAAAGTGTCAAGCCTGCTGACGAAGGAAGATTTCGTCAATGCGGTACGTACCATCAACGGAGTAAACACCATCGGTATCTGCTCACTGACTGCGGACGAAACAATCACAGTAGCCGTACAAGAGGCACAGAAGATGGTCAATAAATTCAGGGAAGACCACCTGTATATCGATGCGGTAATATTGGAAGGTGTCGGAAAGTATATCAATGCCATTGCCGATGCTGTCGACCTCCGGAAGTTGGATGCTGAAAACGTCTCTGTCGTGATTGCACAAGACCCGGCACGGGCGGCAAAGGATGAAGCATACCGGACACACGCTGCCGTAGGAAGCGCACTCGGAATGCTGTCTGTCCGCTATGTACATGAAAATATGGGCAGTGTTGATATTGAAAACCACCCACGGACGGCAAAGGGGACAAAGGACTATCCATTGACTGACAAACTGAACGGGCTTTGGCTGGATGCAGCCTTGAGCAATGGCAAACCCTTCTCACAGTTGAGCGTATCCGACCAGAAAAAACTGACTGACCAAGGGTATATCTTCGTCGGCAGCTTTCAAGGGTATGCCGGATTCTTTTTCAGCAATTCATGTACGTGTACGGAAGCGGACAGCGACTATGCATATATTGAATATAACGCTGTTTGGAACAAGGCGGCACGTATTATCCGCAATACCTTGTTACCGCGTGTGAGAAGTAAGGTGAAAGCTGACCCGTCAACCGGATATATCAGTAATACCACGATCAGCAGTTGGGACGCGCTTGTCAAATCCGCACTGGAAACTATGGTAACTTCGGAGGATATTGCAGACTTCGACATTTATATCAATCCCAAACAGATGGCTGTCAGCGACAAGCCTTTCAATATCAAGGTAAAACTGGTTGCAGACGGTATTGTACATGAGTTTGAGATTGACTTGGGTTTCACAAATAAAATCTGAAAATATGGCATTGTTAGGAACATTAATCAACAAGTTCGGAAAAATAGCCGGATGGAACAGCGTCAAGGTTGTCATGCTCGGTCGTCAGGTAGAGGGTATCACAGCCCTTTCCTACAAAGACAGCAAAGAGAAAGACAACATCTACGGTGCCGGTGAATTTCCTGTCGGTCGCGGTGAGGGGAATTACAAGGCTGAAGCATCGATCACCCTTCTGAAAGAAGAAGTGAACGCCTTGCAACTGACACTCGGTTCGGGAAAGCGTCTCACGGATATCGAGCCGTTCGACATTCCGGTCATGTATGAGTATAAAGGGCTTGTCATGAAGGACGTAATCCGGAACGTCGAATTCACGGACAATGGCGTGGACGTTAAACAGGGTGATAAAAGCATTGCCACACAATTCACCCTTCTTCCCAGCCATATCGACTGGAATGTGGCAATGTAGTTTAATAACCGTTTAAAAGACTTTTAAAATGAAAGAAGAAGAAATGAAAATCAAGGCTGGAAAGCCTTACGAGGAACTGACAACGGAGGAAAAGGCTTTGATTGTCGATTTCACAGAGGAAGAGCATACGGAACTGAAACTGAAATACGGAAAACGCCTGAAGCATGTCACCGTACAGGTGGACGAGGATGAACGTTACGACTACCTGATCGTCCGCCCGAAAAAAAACATCCTGCTGGCTATGGCAAAGAAAAAGGATGATCTTGAAGAAGCAAATGACATCCTGATCCGGAACTGCGTGGCGGCTGGCAATATGGAGGCGTTGGAAGATTCTACCGTCTATACTTCAGTCCTGACCGCCATCGGACAACTGATTGCCGGACAGGCGGCTTTTATCAGCAAAGCATAGAGGAATATTCATCAGCGTTCGGTCTTGTCGAGGGAATAGATGCCATCCTGAAAAAAGTATATGGCTTCGACATCCCGGACAAACTGGACGAAGATGAATGGCTCCGGCTCTATGCCGAATACCGCATGTTGCGGAAAACGGAGTTGGAAGAATTTGAAATAGTAATGCACAATGCATTCGCTAAAGTTGTAAACCGATTATTCTCAAAAGACAATGCAAGTGACTCAATGGATATTGGAACTGGTTGACAGGATCACGTCTCCGCTACATGCGGCAACCGATGCAGCCGAAGAAGCTACACGGGTAATCGACGACACGGAGGAAGTGGTTGAACGTCTTGGGGAGACATCGGGAAAAGCAGCCGGAAAACTGGAAGGGTTGGGAAAAGGAATGTTCTTTCTCAACCAGCTGAAAGAAGGTGTCGACAATATCCGTGATTCCTTTAATGATGCCATCGAACCGGGTATCCGGTTTGAAACCGCTGTTGCCGAAATGTCCGGTATCACCAACATGGAGGGGAAGGAACTGGACGTTCTCGCCACCAAAGCCCGTAATACGGCAAAAGCGTTCGGTACCGATGCGGCAGACGCTATGGTCGTTTATAAGGACTTGCTTTCAAAGATTACTCCGGAACTGAAAAAAGCACCGGACGCGCTCG